TAGTGTTGATGCTGCCATCTCATTAACCAATCCAGATCATAATTATGGAATGTTTGGTCCAGTAGCACTCAATGCTACCGTGACTGTTGGTGCGGGTAACACCTTTACTGTTGTTTGAGGAACTTAAATGTCTACTTTAAGAGTTAATAAACTTGTTAATCAACTTGATAGTGCTGGACCACAGTTTTCTGATGGAGTAACTATCTCTAACGGAATTACTGGTGATATAACTTATAATTCTGCTGGTGGAACCATAACAGCAGGAACTTTAAGTGCCACTGGAGATGTTAGCGTTACTGGAACATTAACTGCTAATTCGTTTTCTGGTAATGGTACAGGTCTTACTAGTGTTCCTGGAATGCCAACAGCAAAAGCAATCGCCCTTACTTTTATTTCATAAGTTATGTCTGTTAATTCTAAAATAAAAGTGGATGAGATTACATCATATGATCCACCAAATCAAGCAGTTCAACTAACTCAAGGTGCTACGGTTCCCAATGGTCAAACTGTGACTATAAATGGTAATATGAATCTGGGCACTGGTACCATTAATACTGGTGCTATAAGTGGTACAAATATCACCGCTAGTGGAACAGTAACTGCGAGTTCTTTCTCTGGAGATGCTACAAATATTACAGCACTTCCCGTCACATCTATTAGTAAATCAGTAGCTCACATATTCATTCTATAATTATGTCAAAGATAAAAGTAAATTACGTCACCAATAAAAATGAAGATGGTGCTGTTGAATTACCTAGAGGTGCTACAATACCTAATGGGAAGACACTAACAACAAATGGTAATGCCACTGCAACTGGATCAGTAACTGTCGGAACAGTTAATGTAAATACTGCAACAGTAACTGGTAATGTTAACGGAACTCTAAGTGGTGATGGTAGTAACTTAAGTAATCTACCTTCTGTTAATGTTGGTAAAATTATGGCAATCAAAAGAATTCTTGGTTACGATGAATTCAGAGCATAATATAGTATAAATAATCAAAAGGAAAAAAACATTTAGATAACTATGGCTGCTCCTAATATTGTTGGTGTAACAACTGTCACAGGTGAAACTACATACGTAAGTTGTACTGGTGCAGACCAAGTGCTGGTTGATAATGCTGCCGACAGCAATTACGTTTATAGAATTAACTCTATCATCGTTGCGAATGATGATGGCACTAGTGCTGGTGATATTAATGTAGTACTTCATGATACTGCTGCCGGTGGTGGTACTGGATATAAACTTGCTCACACTGTAAGTGTAGCAGCAGACTCAACTTTGGTTGTTCTTGATAGAGCATCTTCAATCTATCTTACAGAGAACAAATCAATTGTTGTGAATGGAACCAATAATACACTAGATGTTGTTTGTTCTTACGAAAAAATTATTGACTGATAGGAGTTACTGATGTCTTTCAATAAATTAGGGCGTAATAATACGGGAAGTGTAAAAAGAATAACCGGAAGTATTTCTGGTACGGGTGCTGGTGTTGATTTAACATTGCAAGGTGGAACTGCACAGTCTCCTACCGTTTATTATTGGAATTCAAGTCAATCTGGTGGTATCACAGTAGGTAACGCTACTGGTAAGGTAACAGATCCATCAAGCATAAGTTATAGACCTGCTCACGATAGAGGTATTGGAACTCAACATCTTTCTGCAATTATTAAAGCACTTGTTATTGGTGGTGGCGGTGGTGGTGGTATTGCTGGAGGAGGTGGTGGTGCTGGAGGAGCAGCTGCTGCTACCGCTGTCCCAGTATCAACTGGAGATGTGTATGATATTGTAATTGGTGGTGGTGGTACTGGATCGGGACCTGGATGGGCACCAGATAACGGATCAAATGGTACTGATACAAGCATAAGTTTTTCAGCAGGAACTTTAGTTGCTGATGGTGGTAGTTTAGGACTTCATAGTAGTCCTTCTAGTCCTGGTGGTTGTAGTGGTGGTAATGGTGGGCAAACAACCAATGCATCAGGTACTTCTACACAACCTGGTTTAAATCAGAGTCACCCATACTCCTCATCAGTTTCTAGTTTTGGGAACCGAGGTGGACAAGGTGGTACTAATACTGGTCCAGGATATGCTGGTGGTGGCGGCGGCGGATTGGGTTCCGACGGTACATCAGTTCCCGGTAATAATAATGGTGGCAGCGGTGGTAGTGGTAAGAGATTAGATTTTATGTTAACTGGTCTCCCACAAACTGTAATTGGCGGTGGTGGTGGCGGTGGCACCAGAGACGGATATAGTGGTGGTGGTGGCGGACCTGGCGGTGGTGGTAATGCTGGAGGAAATAACGGATCCCCTGGAAACAATGCACTCGGTTCCACTGCCGGCGGCGGTGGAGGAACAGGTGGTGATGCAAAAGCTGGAAATGGTGGTTCTGGGCAAGTTTGGATAATTTACGGATAATATACTAATCTAAGTGTGCTATAATAATTGAGTGTAACTAATTTGATATGAATTTTTTAGTATATTCAAAGGCAGGTTGCCCCTTCTGCACTAAAATAATGACAGTCCTAGAGATGTCTGGTAAAAGATTTGTTGAGTATAAACTTGACAGAGACTTTACGCGAGAAGAATTCTATGGTAAATTTGGAAATGGTTCAACCTTTCCACAAGTTCTTTGTGATGATCAAAAGTTGGGAGGATGTAGTGACACCATTCAGTTTCTCAGAGAAGAAAAAGTTATCTAATCGAGACATAAATAAAACTACCATCCGTGAGGTGAATCGCGGAGTTGAACTTATTCTTAACGGGGGGAAGAAGCAGAAAAAACCATTTCATATTATATTTGATCAGATGGTTTCCTTCTTCAATAGGGAAGTAACTATCTACTTCGAGTTTTCCTTAAAGGCAAGGAAGAAAAATTAGTTCCCAGAGGTAAGAACAATGTTAGCAGTAAGTTTAGTCTTAGGTTCATTCTTAACCATCTTGTTTCTTTTAGTGGGATTAATTGGAGGTTGGACTGCTAGAGAATATATGATGAACTATCGGGAGGTACCTAGACCTCATCCCGAAATGTTTGATAATCAAGGAAACTTGATTCCTGATGAGGTAATTGCATTTAATTTTGAAAACTATCATGACGACAACGAAGAAAGCGACGACAACGGCAACGAGTAAAAAAAAGACTACTACCGCCAAAACACCTCAAGTAATTCCTGATTTACCAGCGAATCCTTTTGTGTTTGAAATTTTTGATATTGCATCAAAACAGCGAAGTGTTGCTAAAAAAGTTGAGGCACTTCAGAAATTTGAACATCCCTGTTTGAAAAGTCTTTTCATTTGGAACTTTGATGAGTCAATTATTTCCATCTTACCTGAAGGTGATGTTCCATACGCAGCAGTGGATGAATTAGATTCCTTTAAAGGAACTCTTAGTGAAAAAATTGAAGATGCTGTTGAAAAAATGGGTGAAATGGGAAGTCGTTCCCTTGGATCTCAAGATCAAGGTAAAACTTCTATTCGTAAAGAGTACAGCAAGTTTTACAACTTTGTGAAGGGTGGAAATGAATCCTTGACTAACCTTCGCAGAGAAACTATTTTTATTAATCTTCTTCAGGGATTACATCCACTTGAAGCACAAATTATTTGTCTTGTAAAAGATAAAAAACTTGAAACAAAGTATAAAATTACTAAAGATGTAGTATCTAAAGCATATCCCGATATTCAATGGGGAAATCGTTCTTAATGGAGTTTTTGAAATGACAGAAGAGGTTGCAGAAAAATCTGTAGAAACAACCGTAGAAGAAAAGTCAATGAGCTGGACACCAACGGAAAAAGAACTTCTAAAACAAAAGTATGGTTGTGAAATTCTAGTTTCTGACGGAAGTCAGGAACAAGTTAGCACTACTGATGCTCCTAATGATGCATTCATAGTGACGTATATTTCTGAGGACACTACTCATTACGATCTAACACGTTCCCAAAAACAGGTTCGTATTTTTGATATGTATTATGATAAGTTTAAGTCTGGATTGAAGAGCATTGACTTTGGTATGGGTAAATCTAACCCTAAACTGTGGGGAAATCCTCCACCTAAAGTCAAAAAGAAGAAGTGATTCCCAAAATTGTCGGTAAATTTCCCCGGCAATTTTTTTGATTGTAGGGATTTTAAATAAAATGTTTGTGTTGATACTGAGACACTTGACTAAATAATGTATAAGGTCTATAATAAGACCTGACGTTCATCCCACTCTTGGGTGGGACGCAAGTAAGTCGCGGAACGGAGCCGTTCATCTCATGATTGAATTACTTTTATATTCATCACTCAGTTGTTCTGATGCCGATGCTATTATGTTTCGGATGAGGAATAATAAAAATCTTGACAACCAAGTTAAGATTGAACTAATAGAAGCCGTAAAGGAATCTACACCTGATTGCTATCCATGGGACGCAAACGACTAAAGGAACGGACCTAAAAATCCAACTACTT